CCTTTGATACTATTGGTTCAGCTATTACTCGTCAATTGTCTGGTGGTGTTGATGCATTGACTGCTACTACTGCTGGTCAACTACAAACTGCTTATGCATTGTTTGCTGATGATGCTGCTTATGATATCTCTTTGATTATGATGGGTAAGGCAGATGCTGCTACTGCATCTTATGTAATGAACCTTATTCACCCATCTGCAAATGGTCGTGGTGATTGCGTTGTATTCGCTTCTCCACAAAACATCTCTACTGGTGATCCAGTTATCGGTTCTGGTTCTGCTTCTACAACTGCTATCATTGCTTACCGTAATGCACTTCCAAGCACTTCTTATGCGGTATTAGATTCTGGTTATAAGTATCAGTATGATCGCTACAATGACGTATATCGTTGGATTCCATTGAATGGTGACATTGCTGGTCTATGTGCTCGCACTGATTACCAACAAGATCCATGGTTCTCTCCAGGTGGTCTAAATCGTGGTCAGATTAAGAGTGTTGTTAAATTAGCACACAATCCTACTAAAGCAGATCGTGATCTATTGTACAAAGCTGGTGTAAACCCAGTTGTTACTTTCCCAGGAGAAGGTACAGTTCTATTCGGTGACAAGACTCTCTTGGCTAAACCAAGTGCGTTCGATCGTATTAACGTGCGTCGTTTGTTTATCGTTATGGAAAAGGCGATTGCTACAGCTGCTAAATTCCAGTTGTTTGAATTCAATGATCCTTTCACTCGTGCACAGTTTAAGAACTTGATCGAGCCATTCCTACGTGATGTCCAAGGTCGTCGTGGTATTACAGACTTTAGAGTTAAGTGTGATGATTCGAACAACACAGGACAGGTTATTGATGCAAATGAATTTGTTGCTGATATTTTTGTTAAGCCAAATCGTTCTATCAACTACATTACTTTGAACTTTGTTGCTGCTCGCTCTGGAATTAACTTCAGCGAAGTCGGTGCGTAATTCAGAATAAATAAAGAAAAGAACAAAGGAGAATTAAATGGCAAATATTGCTGATTTCAAATCACAGATGATCGGGGGCGGTGCTCGTCCTAATCAGTTTAGAGTTGAATTATCTTTTCCATCATTTGTTACACTTGGTCCAGTAGCTGGTCAGCGTGCACAGTTTTTGTGTAAGGCTGCTCAGTTACCTGCTTCTACTTTAGAGAACATCTCTGTTCTCTTCAAAGGTCGCCCAGTTAACTTTGCTGGTGAGCGTACATTCCAACCATGGACTGTAACAATTTACAACGATACTACTTTTGGTATTCGTAATGCACTAGAACAGTGGCAATCTGGTATCCAGAATTATGACACTACTCTTGGTCGCACAAACCCAACAGACTATCAAGTTGATATGCAAGTGCATCAATTAGATCGTTCTGGTTCTATCATCAAGACTTATAAGTTTGTTGATGCTTATCCTACTAACATTTCTGCTATTGGTTTAGATTACGAACAGCAAAATGCTATTGAACAGTTTGATGTAGAGTTCCAATACAACTTCTTTACATCTGCTACAGGTGCATCTGGTGGCTTTGGAGTTAATGTTTCTATCGACACACCAGTTGGATCTATTCCTCTATAATTTAACCGAAGGTTTATATAATGCAATTTTTTGGCTTCGAGATAAGTCGTAAAAAAGAGAAAGAACTTGGAAGTGTAGTACCTCCAAGTGCTCAAGATGGCGCAACCGTAATAAATACTGGCGTAAATGCTGGTGGTTATTACGGTATGGTCATGGATCTGGATGGGGTCGTTAAGAATGAAAATGACCTCATTCGTCGTTATCGTGAAGTTGCTTCATACAGTGACTGTGATATGGCGATTGAAGATATTATTAATGAAGCAATTGTTACTGATGAACACAAACCATCAGTAGAGATCAACTTAGATGATCTAACTGTTTCAGAAAGTATTAAGAAAAAGATTCGTGAAGAGTTTAGGAATATTTTACGTATTCTAAAATTTGAAGATTGTGGTCATGACACTTTTAGAACTTGGTATATTGATGGTCGTTTATACTATCATATCCTAATAGATGAGAAGAATTTAAAACAAGGTATTGTTGAATTACGTTACATTGATCCTCGCAAAATTCGTCGTATCAAAAACGTAGTTAAAGAAAAAACACCACAAGGTGTTGAAGTTATAAAGAACATCGAAGAATACTATCTTTATAACGACAAGGGTATTACTGAAAGTACTACTCAGGGTATTAAGTTATCCTTAGATTCAGTAGTCTATGTACCATCAGGTTACTTAGATTCAAATACTGGAATGATGATGTCTTATCTACATAAGGCAATCAAACCAGTAAATCAGTTAAAGATGATTGAGGATTCTCTAGTCATCTATCGTATTAGTCGTGCACCTGAACGCAGAATTTTTTACATTGATGTAGGTAACTTACCTAAAGTAAAAGCTGAACAATATGTTCAGGACATCATGAATAAATTCCGTAACAAGATTGTGTATGATGCCACTACTGGCGAAACTCGTGATGATAGAAAACATCTTTCAATGATGGAAGACTTCTGGATGCCACGTCGTGAAGGTGGTAAGGGTACTGAGATTACTACACTTCCAGGTGGTCAAAATCTTGGTGAGATTCAAGACATTGAGTATTTCCAAAATAAATTATTTCATGCTTTAAATGTTCCAATTGGTCGTTTACAAGAACAAGCAGGATTTAGTATTGGGCGAGCAACTGAGATCTCTCGTGATGAGATCAAGTTTCATAAATTTGTTGGACGTCTTCGTAAGAAGTTTTCTAATATATTTACTGATGCATTGTATGTTCAGTTAGTAGCTAAAAATATTATTCGTCCCGATGAATGGGAAGATTTAAAACATGAAATTAGATATGATTACATCGAAGACAATCATTATTCTGAATTAAAAGATAATGAAATTCTTAATGCTAGACTTGCCACTCTACAATTAGTAGAACCATACATCGGTAAGTTTTATTCTATGGACTGGATCCGTAAGAATATTCTTCAGATGAATGAAGAAGAAATGGCAGAGATGAGCAAGCAGATGGAAGCAGATGGTGAGATTCAGATGCAGCATGCTGAAATGGATGGAACTGTTGCAGCTGCGGCACAAGCAGCACAGCAGAACTTCTTACAAGCAAATGCACCTCAAGCAGATGAAGCATCAGTTGCTGATGCGCCAAAACAAAATGGTCAATAAGGAGAAACCTATGAACGAAAATACTTTAAACCTAGTTTCAGCAATTATCAAGAAAGATGCACTTGCAATGGAAGCAGCGTTTCAATCAGCAATGGCAGAAAAGATCTCTGCTAAACTAGATGACATGCGCCAAGATGTTGCGAAATCTATGTTCACAGCACAAGAAGTTGTTGAAGAAGCTGGAGGTATGACTGATAAACATGCTAAACAAGCTGCAAAAGAAATTGCTAAAGGACACAAGCATTTAAAAGTAACTTCTGCTGATGGTGATGGACATTTCGTGCATCACAAAGATGATGATGAGGGAGATACTCCTGATATCCAAATTCATGCAGAAGGTGGCAAACTACATGTGCATCATGATGGTGCTGGTGGCATTGGTGCTGATACAAGCGAGCATCATGATGTAGCAAGTGCTGTTGATCATGCACGCAAACATTTAGTTCATAATATCCCAACCCACATATAAAATGCGTTACTACGAATTAACAAAGTCGCTAAAGAGATCTGATGTTGTTGAAAGCATCAGATCTTATTCACATCTGATTGAAAAGACATCAGAAGATAAGATTTTGATTAATGGCGTAGAAACAAAGTATAAAAGTTTGGAAGAAGCAAAAGATTTTATCAAACAAGAATATATCTCGCAAAAATTAGAAGAACAAGTATCAAAAGAATCATACGACGAATTATCAGACGAAAAAGTCGCTAGTATTATCAAAGAATACCATGATGTAAAAGTTACAGATACGTTAATAGAAACATATATTAAACTTGCTTCTTCCAACATTTTTAACGTAGACCCTGTTGTTCAAAATATTCGTTCTTTGAATAAACTTGATAGAATCGTTGAAGGTAAATTACACTACGTGCTTGCCGATGAGACTATTGTTGCAATTAATCAGCAAACGCAAGATCACCTAAATAAGTTATTAGGTAATCAACCAGAGATTATCGAGTATATGAGAGAGTCAAAAGAGAACTTCTGTCATGTGCTTGAACAAATAGAGGAATAACAAATGGCTGTCACCAAGACTATTATAAAGAATACTAATTTAGAGACTGTTGTCAAAGTTGGTGGTACTGCAGGTTCTGCTACCATTACTTTAGCAACTGATTGTTTAGCATCTACACAAGCACTTTCTGGTGGTACACAGACTGCTGATATTATTACTGCTCAAGTAACTGGTCTATTAAATTCTAGTATCACTGTTGTAAGAAACTCACTTCCTGTTTTAGCATTTGCTCCTGAAAACAATGGTTTGTTTAACTTTGAAGGTAATGGGTACAGAGATACTGTTGGAAATACATCTGATATCGTAGTAACAATCGCAGGTGCAGAAGCCCACATTTATCTCACACTTCGTAAAGTTGGTGGATATGCTACTAAAGTTGAGAATGAAGTTTACGGTGCTTATGACGATGTTACTCGTGTTGGTGCTTCAACCACAGCAAGTGGTTCTCCAGATAAGGTCTAACTATGAAACTAATTAGAGAAGAAGTTCAAGACACTAAATTTATCGTTGAAGATAAAGGTCTTGGTAAACCAAAACAATACTTTATTGAAGGCATCTTCCTTCAATCAGAACTAGTAAACCGTAATGGTCGTATGTACAAAGAAAGTACAATGGACAAAGAAGTTGGTCGCTATCTTAAAGAAGCCGTTGAAATGAATCGTGCTTATGGCGAACTTGGTCATCCAGATGGTCCAGGTATTAACCTTGATCGTGTATCACACATGATCACTTCACTACGTAAAGAAGGCACAAACTATATTGGTCGTGCTAAGATTTTAGAAACTCCAATGGGTAATATTGCACGTGGTCTATTAGATGGCGGTGCAAATCTTGGAGTGTCTAGCAGAGCAATGGGTTCTCTCAAACAAAATAATGAGGGGGTTCAGGTAGTTCAAGATGACTTTATGTTGTCTACAGCTGCAGACATTGTAGCTGATCCATCTGCTCCTGACGCATACGTCAGAGGCATCATGGAGAACAAAGAGTGGATATTTGTCGATGGAAAGTTTGTGGAACAACATATTGAAGAGGTTAAATCCTTTATTAAAAAGACTTCTTCTAGAAATCTAGAGGAAGCAAAGGTGCAGGCTTTCCAACGCTTTCTGAGTAAAATCAGATAAATAATAAATAAATAACAGAACTATCCAAGTTAGGAGAATAACGATGTCAATCGAACAAAAAATCGCTGAAATTTTAGCAGAGTCTAAGAAACAAAAATTAGACGAATTTAAAGTTGCAGGTGCTGAAGGTGGTAGCAAGTCTACCAAAGATGCTGCAGGTGCTGGTGATCAAACACCTATCCGTACTGCTACAAATAGTGTACCAAATGGTGGTGAAACACCAAACCCAGACAATGCACGTAACAACGTACAAGACGAAAAAGATGCAGAAAATGCACCTACTGGTAAAATGAATCCACACAATGGAGATCAGAAACCAGTTCGCCCAATGAAAGAAGACATTGATGCAATGTTGGGCGATGCAGAACTAACAGAAGAATTTAAAACCAAAGCAGCTACTATTTTTGAAGCAGCTGTATTGGCACGTGTCGCTGAAGAAGCTGCACGTATTCAAGAAGAATTCGAAGCGAAACTTGCTGAGCAAGTTGAGCAGAATACACAGGGAATTGTTGAACAAGTTGATGGATACCTCGGCTATATGGCTGAGCAGTGGATGGCACAAAATGAAATCGCCCTAGAGCAAGGCATGAAATCTGAAATTCTCGAAGGTTTCGTGAATGGTCTGAAAGGACTATTTGAAGAGCATTATATCGATATCCCAGAAGAGCGTTTCGATGTTCTTGGTGAGATGGAAAATAAAATTGCTGAATTAGAATCTAAAATTAACGAGCAAGTTGAAGTTAATGTTGAGTTGACAAAAACTCTAGCAGAAGCAAAACGTGCTGAAATCGTTGGTACAGTAAGCGAAGGTTTGACAGATACTGAAACTGAAAAGTTTCTTTCTCTAGCAAAAGAAATCGCTTTTGAAGATTCTGAATCATTCGAAACTAAACTAAAAACTATTCGTGAAAGTTATTTTACTGCCAAGCAGTTAACTGAAGTTAAATCAGTAGTAACTGATGCTCCAGTAGAAGTGTTGACAGAGTCAAAAGCGAAAGCAGTTGATCCTGTAATGGCACAATATCTATCCGCACTCAACAAATAAAGGAAAACTAACTATGTTAGACCGTAAACAATTAATGGAGAAATGGGCTCCAGTATTGAACCACGAAGGTTCAAGCCCAATCAAAGATAACTACCGTAAGGAAGTTACAGCAGTTCTTTTGGAAAACCAAGAACGTGAACAGTATAAGTACAATGAGCAAGTTGGCGCATTGAACGAAGCTGCTCCAACAAACAGCGTTGGTTCATATGGTGACACTGGCGGTATCGCTAAGTTTGATCCAGTATTGATCAGCTTGGTTCGTCGTGCAATGCCACAACTTATCGCTTATGATGTTGCTGGTGTTCAACCAATGACTCAGCCAACTGGCTTGATCTTCGCAATGAAGTCACGTTATAGCACTCAAGGTGGTACTGAAGCGTTGTTCAACGAAGCAGATACTGACTTCTCTGGTACTGGCACTCACTCTGGTGCTACTGCTTTTGCTGGTGCTGACACTAATGGTACTGGTATTACTACAGCTAACGCTGAAGCACTAGGTACTTCTGGTGGTGGTACTTTCGGTGAGATGGCATTCAGCATCGAAAAGACTTCTGTAACTGCAAAGACTCGTGCTTTGAAGGCAGAATACTCTATCGAACTAGCACAAGACTTGAAATCAGTTCATGGTCTTGACGCTGAAGGCGAATTGAGCAACATTCTTTCTACAGAAATTCTTGCTGAAATCAACCGTGAAGTTATCCGTACAATCTACAACACTGCTAAACCAGGTGCTGCAGTTGGTACAGCTACTGCTGGTACTTTCGACTTGGACGTTGACTCTAATGGTCGTTGGTCTGTTGAAAAATTCAAAGGTCTAATGTTCCAAATCGAACGTGAAGCCAATGCTATCGGTCAACAAACTCGTCGTGGTCGTGCGAACTTCCTCATCACTTCTGCTGACGTAGCGTCTGCATTGGCGATGGCTGGTGTTCTTGACTATTCTTCTGGTATCACTGGTAAGAACGCATTGAATGTAGATGACACTTCTACTACTTTCGCTGGTGTTCTAAACGGCAAGTACAAAGTATATGTTGATCCATATACTTCAAACGTAAGCAACACTCAGTTCTTCGTTGCTGGTTACAAAGGCGCATCCGCTTTTGATGCTGGTTTGTTCTATTGCCCATACGTTCCACTACAGTTGGTTCGTGCGGTTGATCCAAGCAGCTTCCAACCAAAGATTGGCTTCAAGACTCGTTACGGTCTAGTTGCTAACCCATTCGTTTCATTGGATGGTACTGGTGGTTTGACTGCAAACGAAAACTACTACTATCGTCGTGTTAAGGTTACTAACCTAATGTAATCGAAACCTACGTAAGATAGGTACTTCAAGGGAGGT